CCATCTTGCGGCGCATCAACCAATGTGCCAACGTGGCCGTAGCGCACTAGCTTGCGAGCTGTTTCGTAGGTCCATACGTTGAGGTCATTACCCTGCATATCTACATCAAATAGCTGCTCGGTGATGCTGTCGCTAGTATCCTCCAGCCGCACAGGCTTACGCGTCAACATGCCAGCCAGCATCCGCTCTAGGCGTTGGTAATACGGCGGGCATACGCTACGGGCTAAGCGGTTGTCGTATGACTCATCAAGCTCGCGGGGCTCCTGCGGCAGGTAGCGGCGATGCTTCTTGCGCATCCCGTAGGTGCCGCCCATCAAGCCTTCAATCAGAATCCAATGCGCCTCTTGCGCATACCACGCGGTGTTCGGGTCTGATACCTGCGTGACTTGCCGTTGAGCAAGCGGGCGATCGTATGCGTTATAACCTGAATACATTGATCGCCCGCGATAATCGTAGCTTAAATGGTCGGCCTATTTAGTACACTCTAACTCCAGTGCCGCGGCCAGCGCCTGCATGGAGCGGGTTGAACTCACGCCAGACCAGATAGCCAAGGGCATCATTCATGTGATCATGGCCGCCGTCTTTGTCGGGGTCGCCCTTCTCTGTGTAACATTGCAGCTCCAAGCACTCGATCATTCGGGTACATGTTTTGGACACCTGCAACCGGATCTGCCCTTTGCCATTCTCAAGTAGCGCTTGCACTGCTGCGATGCGATCACGGACAGGTGGGTTGGCGCGTGGTGACTGGTTGCTGATGCTGTAGGTTTCGAGGATCTGGATATCCGTTTGCGCTGCATTGGTGGAGCGGTTGCCGCCGCTGGCATCGGGGTAGCCGTAGATGTGGTGGTCCGGGTATCGCCTGCGAATCTCTGCGCCGAGCTGATCGGTGTCATGGGCGCCTGAGATCTCGTCGATGATGATCAGCCCCTTGCCAGTGCGGATGCCGATCACGGCCGACATGTTGCCCACGTTGAAATCAACGCCAACGCGCAGCGGTTGCTCTTCTGTGCTGGGCAGCTCAACGATGACATGCTTGACCCGATCAAACCGGTCGTACACAGTGCCGGTCGCCAGGTTGACGAAATCGCCATCGAGGTATGCCCGCAGCATTGTCGGGTCATAGTTGGCCTGTAGCCGCTCGATGAAGTCAGCAGGTAGGTGCGGGTTGTCCACAGACCGCATCTTGATGAGCTTGCGATCATCACGGCCTCGGGCCTCTTCGCTGCCGAATGTGTTCCACATCCACCTGAAGCCCTCCGGCGTGGATGCAGCACCAAACTGGCGCACATTGCCGGCACGCAGCCTGCCCAGGATCTTGGGGAACGCCTTGTTGGCGATGGCTGGAGCTACGGTGTCGATTTCATCTGCCAGTACCCAGGCCAGGTTCAAGCCGATGATGCGGCTCCAATTCTCAAAACTGCGGCACAGGATCTTCGTATCACCGCCTGGCAGGTGGAGCATGTATTCGGGCAATGGGCTGGCACGGAACGTGTATGGGATGCCGTAGGCGTCTAGGAAGTCGTCGAAGTCACTCTGCCAGATGTCGCGGATCAGTGGGCCCGTGGGCTCCATCACTGCACCCGTGAAGCCCTGATTGGCCACGGCCAGCATCACTGCCTTGGCACATAGCGCTCGCGTATTGCCTGCCCCATATCCTGCGGAGATCCCGAGGATCTGGGTGTCGTTGTCATCGACAAATTCAAGCTGCCCTGGGTGTAGATCAGCACGAATGCGGCACACGGCCTCCGTGGTGTCCACCTCTCCCACGTCCTCACCGATCCACCGGAGGATGCTCCCGGTCGGCAATGCAGCAAGGACACCCACAGATATGGCAGAATAGATTCGTACCCTCGGATTCTACGGTGACAGGCCCCAGGGTGTCATGACCAACACGTTTTGTGAGATAGCAGGTCGGTTCCCACTACTTAGCACAGCCCAAGAGATCGAGCTGGGCAGGCGCATTCAACGTTGGCTGCAAGATCCTGCACCAGATCGCCGCATCATCCGTGATGGGCAGCGAGCACGTGAGCAATTCGTTAATTGCAACCTGCGGCTGGTGGTGGCAGTTGCCAAGCGGTACACACGCAGGCTGGAGATGTCGAGCCTTAGCTTTGATGACATCCTCCAAGAGGGCGTGATTGGCCTGCAGAGAGCTGCGGAGAAATATGACCCCGAATGCGGCTACAAGATGTCCACTTATGCCTACTGGTGGATCAGACAGGCCATCAGCCGGGCGCTTGAGTCGAAATCATCGACCATCCGGGTGACGCTCAATGCCAAACGCAAGCTACAGCGATATCAGGAGGCTGAGAGGCTGGGCGGCACACCAGCCGAAATCCTCCAGCGCGCTGGCCTAAATACACGAGATCTGAAGATGATTCATAATGCAGCCCTATGCGATCACGTGGTAGAGCTAGACGCGCTAGACCTGCAAGACGTGATCTAACCAAACGCAGCCGCCATCATCTTGCGGGCGGAGGTATTGCGTGTCGAGCTGCGCCGCATGTCACGGTTAGCTGCCTTATTGGCGGCTGCGCGTTGTTGCAGTGCATTGCCACCTTTGGCCGCTACTGCGCGGGCTGCGACTTTGGGCTGATTCTTGCGCACGGTGTCTTGCACAGTGCTGCGGGATTTCATGCGGCTGCCTCCGCCACCTCCGCCACCTCCGGCAAATCTGCCTAGTCGATCTCTGCGTTGTGCCATTACTCAAATGCCTCAGCATTTAGTGCTGTCCACATGTTAGACCATTCGGCCGGGTCCTGGTCCCGCTCAAGCAGTACGCAGCAGATGTAGTTGCGTGCCTGCGGAGGCATATGGTGCATCGCATGGATAGCCTCTCCAAGTGCCATGGGGCTTACCTGCCCGGTCAGGGTCAGCACGGCATCGAACATACCAGCGGCTGGGAGATTGAAATTGAGAAAATCATTGAAGAAGTCGCGGGTGGCTTCGAACATGAGTGGGTTCCAGGGTAGTGGCATGGGATCCTCGGTTCAAGCCCGCACGAGCTGGCGCTCAGGCTTGTGGAAGGTGATCTTATTCATCTGAGGCCCAACCGGCACGGTGACAGCCGAGATGACGTCACCCCAGACGAAATCGTAGAAATAGAAGTCCGAGGCATCGCGATCCGAAAACCAGGTCACATCATCCAACCCGGCCAGCGCTGAGCAGGCATTCTCGAGGGTGTCGAACTCGGTCAGCACACCTGACTGGGTGTCGGTGGTGTAGATGTCGCCGTTGCCTGCACAGTGAATGAAGATCACGGGGTGCTCCGAGAATGGCAGGGCGGAATTGCCTGCATGAACCTATTATATCAGCACTGTCACCACTGATCAAGCATCCTATGACATTTCATGAAATGGTACAGCATGAATGACACTGCTGAAATCTCCGATGTATAATGGTTTCAGGAGCAACACCCCACAGCCCCAGCACCATGAAATCCGCACAAATCCTCGAAGGCCTCATCAATTCAGCCGCCACCCTGGGCGACAGCCAGAGCGAGCTCGGCATCAAGGCCAGCCCCAAAGGCTATCTCATCGACATCAAGAACAACAAGCGGGTAAGTGCTGACGCAGCCCTCCAGATCATCGAGCTGAAGCTGCATGCCCAGCCTGCCCCCAGCCGGTTGAGCTGGGACAAGCTCAACGACAACACCAAATCGTTCTTCCAGTGGCTGTGCGAGCAGATCCAGGAGCAGACCCATGATCACGGCATGCATGTGCCAGCCCGGATCGGCAGAAACGGCATCCCGATGAAATTGGCAGAGTGCCCATTGCTCAGCAATCTGAAGAAGGCCGGCGTGCTCTATGGATTCTCAGATCCCGATGTGAAATCCCAGAAGTGGGTCCAGTTGACTGAAGAAGGCCGGTCGATTTGGTTCAGCCTGTTCGCCTGAATTGGGCTCTCGGGGCCCCGGAAAGGGGCCTCTTCCGAGTCGCAGGGGCCAGCATACCCGCAGCAGGCCAGACAGGCCTTCCTAGCGGCCGTGGAGGCCAGCGAGCACATGCAACTCTCTATAGGCATTCAGTGCCACGGTCAGATTTCCCTCTTCCTGTGCTCTAGCTGCCAGAGCCTCCAGCCTGACCATTTGCTGAGCTGCAAAATCCTGCCTGCTGATGTCCATGTGGCCACCTTGCTCATGCCGAATCTCAGCGATAATCTCATCAACCGTCTCAGGGTTCGCATTGAAGAGATCCCAGCAGCCCTCATTGATCCGCCATCTGGGCCAGCTCATGTCGAGCCACAGCCTGAGCTGCCGTTTGAGCTCAGCTCGGCGCTTCAATGGGAATTTCTGGACCATGCTCAAAATTTAGCGGCTGACCGGGTTAACCGGGTAACCGGGTATTTCCCTTTTTTTCCCGTAGAAGTCCTCAGAAACCATTTCTTCTTTTTCCAACACAAAAAAAAATATGGTTATTGGTTAAAAGGTGGAAGGCTGTAATTCCCACGGGCAAATTCGGCATAACCAACCCAACCAGGTCATACCGGGCGTGTATATCCACGAATATATGCAC